GCGGACAAGTTGTCGCGGTGGTTGAGGGGGGATCAGCGGATGGCCGACGAGGACGTGGTTCGGCTGCTCGGGTTGTGTGGAGTCACCGCCGATCACGACGTCGCGGCGGTGGTGGTGCTCAAGGGACAGGTCGAGCAGTACCAGTGGATCGCCGGGTCCCTGTTCGGGTACGGGCGGCTTCCGGTCGACCGGGTGGCGTGGCAGGTGCTGGAGGCCGAGGCGCACGAGGTGGTCACGTTCTCCCCGATGGACCTTCCGCCGGAGTTGCGGACCCGGGCGAGTCGACGACACGAGTTCCGCTACAGCAGGCGCCGCAAGACGACACCGACCTACACGCACCTGATCGGCGAGGTCGCGTTCATCCGCTCCGCCCGCGACCTGCAGACCACCATCGGACAGTTCCGCAGCCTGCTCCGCGCCGCGGACAAGGACAACGTCACCATCCGCATGGTCCCGGACGTGCTGACCGACAACGCGGCCTCCTACCGGATCGTCACCCTGGCCGACAAGACCGCCGCCGTGTGCGTCGACCTCGACGGCGCGATCCTCTACCGCGACCACCCCGACGCGGTCGCCGAACACCGCCACAAACTGACCGCGATCGAGGAGACCGCACTCACCATGGAGCAGACCTTCCAGTTCATCAAGGAACTCACCGCCGACCTGGAACAGCGCCTACGACTGGCGAAGAAGAACGGCCGGGACAACGAGTCCCTGATCGCCTGGTGGACCGACCACCCCAGAGCCTTCCGCTACTGATGATTACGAGCGGAGCCTGGGACCAGCCACGCAGACACTTCTGCCCACGGCGGGCGGCACCATCCACGCGGCAGATGCGCAGATTCACCCGCAGCACCGGACGCCGCTGTCCCGGTCCGCGTTGACCGTTGCAGGTGAGGCAACTCATGCGCACCGGTCGCCAACACGGTCGCGGCCGGTCGCCTGTACACGCCGGGCGAAGAGGTCGTTGATTAGGTTCGCCAGGCCGACGCTGACCGCGAACCCCTCGCGGACACGAATGGCGTGCACGGCGCCGTGGTCGTCGGTCAGGAGTTCGAGGCCCAGTTCCGGCGAGAGCGCGTCGCGCGGGACGACGACCACTAACGGCCCGTCGTGCGGTTCTTGGTCGGTCACCGGTTCCTCTCAGCCTCGCTGCCTCGTGGGCGTGCGGTTGCGCGTGCACGTGCCCGCGCGAGGACTCCGGCCCCGATCTTCCCGAGTCCGCGGGTGTGGTGTGGTCGAGTGTAACCAGATTCGCGATCGGTCGTGCGTGTTTCTGCCGGGCGTGTTAGACCTGGTCAGCCACCGTTGAGACGTGGTGACGGTGGGTGTTGGCGACGGATTCCAGCGAGCCCATGATCGCCAGTAGCCGGGATTGGTCCAGCTTGTCGAGCCTGCGGAAGCGGGCCAAGAGCTCCTGCTCGGCGTCGGAGAGGTCGGGGGAGCCCAGGCCTGCGTCGAGGATGAACGCGTTGAGGACGACGTTGGGGCTGGCGCCGGTGACGGTGGCGAAGCGCTCCAGGATGGCCAGGGCGGGGATGTTGGGGTCGCGGGAGGGCTTGAGGTAGTTGGCGATCGCCCCGGGTTTGAGACCGTGATCGCGTTCGAGTTGCTTGACGGACACGTCCTCGCCGCAGCAGCCCCGGAGCAGGGCTTCGACGTGACTGCGTGGTCCGGCGCTGCTCATGGTGAGGGATTCTCCGCCCTGCCCTGGTCGACGTAACACGCGGTAGCGGTCGCCCCGCGTGGCGAGGGTCATGCAAGCCCGCGGGGTGGACCGGCATCCCTCGATCACTATCAGTGTCCCCGACCGGGGACGGTGACGTCAGCCGCTTGAGGAACAACGGCTGATCCTGGGCGATCGTGGTGCAATCGGCCCGCGACGCAGAGACTGGCCCATCCGGCTCCCGGGATCAACCGCGATGCGTACACCGCACCGGCTGAAATCAAGTTGCCCCATCCGGGTGAGCGTTATTTTGACACAGTGCGTCACTTGCTTGACACGGTGGTGCGATCGGCGCAGGGTGGTCCACGCGGGGAACCTGGGGGTTCCCGCCCGTATACGCGGCGGTCTCCGCGTGTCGGAGGCCGGCGTGTGTCCGTTGTAGATCTTCTGGGCGTGACACCGCCGGCCTTCTGATCTTCGGCACTGCGTGCCGTGGTACGGCGTGGTGCTTCGCCGTGTCCGGGTGTAAGGGGTTGCGGCCGTATGGAGGCGGTCTGTGTCATGTCGACAAGCAGTTCGTTCTTGGGTTCGGAGGCGTTCTCGGGGTCGGTCGCGTTGGACGACTTCGAGGTTGCGGTAGAACGTTTGCGCCAGGTCAAGGCGCGTGCGCAGTACTACCGGTTGCTGCGAGGTTCGTTGGAGGCGGTGCTCAAGGCTCGTTTAGGGGATCGCGAGGTCGGCACTCTCCGTGGCCAGCCTGTGATCACCTACAGGCGGTCCATGCGCGTCTCGGTTTCCTTGTCGCTGTTGCGCGCCAGGTATCCGGAGGCAGCTCGGGACTGCGAGGACATTGCCGAGGTCCGCACGTTTGTGTTGCTGGGCTGATGAGCCCGCGGTCCTCGCCCGGTCGACGGCGGACGGTTCCCGTCGACCGGGCGAACCCACCCGCGCCAGTCGACACTGTGGACGCGGCGGTGGAGTTGGCGGCGACGCTGCGGCCATTGCCGCTGGAGTACCCGGACACTGTCTCCGATGTGGCGGCGCTGTTGGCCGGTGACCCGCGCAATCGTGAGCAGGTGCGTGCGGTGGTGGGGGTCGTGATCGGCGACGCGTTGACCGATCCGTTCTGGGAGACCACGGCGAACCGCTGGCGGTCGCGGTTGCCGTACTGGGTGCGTCCGCCGTTGGTGGGCGCGACGGTGCGGCGTCTGACCGCCGCCGGGGTCCTGGTCGCCACCGGCCGCTACGCCCGCTCCACCGATGTCAAGGGCGGCAACGGGAACAAGCTCCAGCCCGTCTACGCGCTGAACCTGGCCCCGGTCCGCCGACGCGATCCGGCATCCGTGGTGGGGGTCGCGGTGTCGTGAGCCGCTACAGCCACGCCGACGCGGAAGCGGCACGGCGGGCGATAGCGGGAAAGCTGCTGGGTGAGGAGTTGGGCACGGCCGCGCGTGAGGTGGCCGTGGCGATCCTGCACGCCCGTGGCCGGACCGATGCCGAGACCGCCGCTGCGTTGCGATTGTCCACTTACACCGCGGCCCGTATCCGGGCGCGGCTGCACTTGCGCGCACGCCGCGCGAGTTGACCTGAACCTGTTGGGGGAGTTCATCATCATGGCGCGTGATCACGCACGCCTGTACCTGGACATCTGGGAAGACGAAGACTTCTTGGCACTGTCCACTCCGGCCAAGCTCTTGTACTTGTTTCTGTTCTCGCAGCGTCGGTTGACCTATGCCGGGATGCTCGATGTCGCCGTGCGCCGCTGGGCGAACTCCCACCATGATCTCGGGCTCGACGGTGTGCGCGCGGCGCTGGCGGAGTTGGACGCGGCCCGGTTCGTGGTGATCGACCACGACACCGAGGAACTGCTGGTGCGCAGCTTCGTCCGCCGTGACGAGCTGTGGCGCCAACCGAACACGCTGCGCGCGGCACTGCGGACCGCGTTCGAGATCGTCTCGCCCATCCTGCGCGCCTCACTGGCCCGGGAGCTGCGGCGGCTGCCGGTCGAGATCACCGGTCCGGCGCCGCTGGTCGCCGCCCGGGAGCTGGAGGCCGGGGCACGCGCGTTGCCCCCGTCGGTGACGGCCGCGATGGCCCAACGCCCCCGCCGCGCCGACAAGCCCACCACCGACTCGACCGCGCCGCTCGGCCACGAACCGGCCCAAGACGACTCGACGAACCCGTCCCCGATCCCATCGCCGATCCCTTCGGCGCGACCCAGGGGAGAAGGGAGTAGGGAGCGGGGTGGAGTAGTTCCTCTTGCGTTGGTAGATCACGAAAGGGGGGACCCCACGCGCGAGGCGCGCGATACGCGCGCACACGAGACCCCCGACGATCAGCCGGTGGCCGAGCCGGGCTCGAAGCGGCAACGCCGCCGCGCCGAGGCCGAACGGCTGGTCGCGGTGCACACCCCCGAGCAACCCCACCGCGTCCGTGACCGGCTCCGTACCGAGGTCATCGAGCTGCTGCGCGAGGACGTGGAGGCCGCGGTGATCGCCGCCGGACTGCGCACCTGGTCCGCCAAACGCCTGCCGGTCTCGTGGTTGCCCGAGCTGGTGGGCGAGCACCAACGCGCCGCCTTGCTGGCCGCGGCACCTGCCCTGCGCGCCCAAGCAGTTGCGGCGGCGGAGGCGATCGAGCGGATGCGCACCGACGCCATCGCCGACGACGACCGCTCCCCGATCGGCCTCGCGGTCCGGGAGCTGCCGCCCACGCCGACCCCGAGACCCTGCACGCCATCGTCGCCCAGGCCCTCGACGCCACCACCCTCGCCGAAGCCGAGTCGGGGCGGGTGCCCGCATGAGCGCCGAGACCCAGCCCCCGCTGACCCGCTCGGAAGTGCGCGCTCTGCTGACCCACTACCGGGTCACCGGCCACGCCCCGCCCACCGACGCCGCAGTCGACACGTGGCTGAACGAGTTGCGCGGTCACTCCGCCGGGGAGTGCCACGCCGCGCTCACCGTGCTCCAAACGCAGCACCACGGCCGGATCGCCCCGGCGGACGTGATCGACCGCATCCGCATCGCCCGCGCCCACCCCGCCGGACGGGCCGCTGTGCCCGCGCAACGCCGATCCGGGATCACCCGCGAACGCGCCGTCGCCGCCCGCGACCGTGGGATCGACGCCGTCTATGCCGCCATGGGCTGGGCACGGACCCCGGACCGCGACGCCGCGATCGGCGTGCGGTGCCCGTTCTGCAAAGCCAACTCCGGGCAGGCGTGCGGGCCACTGAGCCGCGACCGGCTCGGCCGCCGCGAACGCCGCGACCGACTCACCGGCCTGCACCCCTCCCGCCTCGACGCCGCCCGCACCACCACCGGGACGACACCATGAACCGCGACCGCCACCACCACGACCTCGACGACGACCAGGCGGAGCGCGTCGACCCCGTCCAGGCCCGCCTGGCGTTCGACGCCGCCGTCGACCAGCTCTGCGCCCCCGGCGTTGCCACCATCACCCGCGACGACGGCTTCACCGAACGCGCGCTCATCCCGTGCCTGCTCGACCAGCTCGTGCAGGCCACTGAACCGGGCGGGGAGCGCACCGGGGCCACCGGGACCGGCTCGCGCCCACCGGCCAGCCTCAACGCCGTGGCGGTCGTCGCCGAGATCGGCACCGAGATGCGCCGCCAACTCGCCGCGCACGGTCACCACCTGTTCGACCCCGGTCCCCGGTACGCACTGTCCAAACAGGTCCGACTCTGGGCCTCCCATGCCGAACACTGGCAACTGGAAGACCCGGACTGCCTGGCCCACACCGCCGACCAGGCACAGCGATGGGTCACCGCCGCCCGCGCCGTGGTGGAACCACCACCCCGGTACCGACTGCGCGGCCACACCTGCCCGACCTGCCGCGAAAACACCGTGCTGGTCTGGTCGGACACCGAAGCCGACTGGGTGCGCCAACCCGCGCTGTGGATCGACACCGACCACGCGGAAGCCGCCTGCGCGGCCTGCGAGACCCGCTGGCCACTGGACACCTGGGAACGCCTGGGACAACTCCTCGGCCAGCAGTGCACGACCGTGCTCGCCCTGGACTGCGAATGACCGGCAAAAAGATCCGGTCATCGGTTGATCACCTGATCGATTCCATGCCATACTGGTCGGGCTCGGCGGAGCCATGCCCACCGCACGCCGAGAATCCCCCCTTCGGCTGCCGCCGCGCAATCCACCCATCCCTGCGCGGCGGCAGCCTTTCCGGTGCGGGTGGCGGTCCTGCGCCGTGACCCCGGTGATCCCCACCCCGTCGCCGGTGTGGTCGCCCCGGCCGCCGCCCGCACCACCCCCGCCAGTCCGCGCGCGACATTTCCTTCTCCGACATGGAATGCCATTTCCGGGCATGGTTCGATTTCTCGAATCCGTACCGGTGATGCTTCTATCAATAATTGCCCTTGAGAGATTCCCGAATGCCGCCGCAGGATGAATGGGTAAGCCCCGAGAAAATGGCCCGGTGTGGCCGTTGGGGATTCCTGTTGACCTTGTGAAGGGGTCTATCCGTGTTTCCGAGACTGATCCGATGGGGTCCGCCCCTGGTGGGCCGACATCAGTTGGCCACCTGGGACAAGGCCGGACAACGAGTGAAAGACAGCGCCCACCTGCACTCCGTTCCCGACCTGGTCCGCTACCTGGTCGCGCACGAGCTGCCGGAGCGGTTCGTGGACGTGGAGTTCTCGGCCACCGTCTACCGGCACCGCATGTGGGCGCCGTGGCTGGTCGACATCCAGGTCCACGGGGCCACGGTGCGCGAGGACGACGACCCCAACTTCCTCGACATTCTCGCTCACCAAGTGCGCCACGACGTCGGGCAGCACGACGCGGTCCACCACGGCATTCACCGGTTCGGCGCCGTCGAGGTCCTGGTCCTGGCGCCGGGCGAGCCCCACCGGTTCCGGCCAGGATACGTGCGGGTCCGCCGCTTCTACTGGGGTCACCTCGCCCGCGGTTGCTGGGTGCTCGTCCGCCACCTGGTGGGGTGGTGGCGATGAGCGCCCTCGGTCTCGCCGCGCGCCGGGCGTTGTCCGTGGCCGCCTGGGTTCACTTCGTGCTGGAGTTGGAGCGGCAGCAAGGCACCCTGCCCGCCGACGTGACCCTGCGAGTCCTGGTGTTCGAGGACGGCCGGTTGGTCGTGGCCATCGGCGGGCTGGCCGACGAGTTCCTCGTTGGCCCCGGAACTCCGGTCCTGGAGGCGGAAACGTTCGTCGAACCAAGGCGGATGACGGTGGCGGCCAAGGCCGTCTACGACGCCGCCTGGCACGCCGTGCACGCCATGTCGCCCTACGACAAGCACAACCCCAGCCAGGTCTGGCTGCTGCCCCGGATGCAGTCGGTGCTCACCGACGCCCGCTGGCCCGAGGGCGTCATCCGCGTCAACGAAGGGGAACGGTGTGACCACGCCTGAGATCGTCATCTGCCAGGTGTGCGAGCACGCCTTGGAGCACTACGCGGACAACGACGGTGCGTCCTACCGCCACACCCGCGCGAACGGACCGACCGACCACGATCCGGTGCCGGTGCCCGCACCGCCGGGATGGCGGGGCCAGTGCGACTTCTGCGCCGAGGGGCGACCGGAGTTCGTCATCCCGGTCCGCGACTTCGCCGTCATGACCCTTCCGGAGAAGGACGCGGACCACACCTACACGAGCATGGCCGACTGGGCGGCCTGCTCGGTCTGCGCGCTGCTGGTGGAGTCCAACCGCTGGAACATACTGCTCAGCCGTGCGATGGCAGCGCGCAAGCGCCGCACCGGCGAATCCGTACCCGACGAAGTGCTCATCGGGATGGGCAAGATCTACCGCCTGCTGCGCGACAACATCACCGGCGCGGCCAAACCGATCGACTCCGACGAGGGAGCGTCATGACCACCGAAGTGTTGTGCCACAACCACGACGACTCCGCCGTGGCAGCGGTGGCCGTGCTCGTGCACACCGGCCCGCCGGAACAGGTGGGCGTGGGACTGTGCGCCTCGTGCGTCACTTGCACCGACCTCCCCTGCACCCGCCCCGGTGACGTCTTCGACAGCGAGTACGGCGAGCCCTGGTGCGCCGAACACGCCGCCGCGTTCACCGGTGAGGAAGCCGTCCACGGCCCGCAGATCGTGGCGCTGGACTCCGACCGCTACCGCGACCTGACCACCAACCCACGACACACCGGCGGTGACCGATGACCGGCCACCCGATCCCTCTCATTGACCCGGACGGTCATCCCCGCACAGGCCCCGGACACGAGCACCCGGCAACACACATCGGTTGCCGGACCTTCCGCTGGTTCACCCTGCGCTGGTGCAAGACCCACACCCGGGAGCTGGTCGCCGCCGATCCGGATGCCGCCGCCCTGCACGCGCAGGTCGGCATCGGCGGACTCGGTGCCTTCATGCCCCCGGCCATCCCCACCGGACAGGGAATCCCGGTGGTGTGCATCGCAATCGACCACGACCACGCGATGACCACCGACCTGGACGAGCCGATCATCATCGCCCCGCTTCCGCCGACACCAGACGGGCCACCTGGTTCGGTGGTCATCGACGGCTGGCACCGGGTCTACCACGCCCTGCACCGCTTCCAAGAGACCCTGCCCGCCTACGTGCTCACCGACGCCACCGAACGCGCGGCCCGGTTCCCGCTGCCCTACAGCCCCACGCACTGGCGGTGAACACGCGGCCATCCGGGCGCGGCCGGTCGACAAGGCCATGGCCGTCCGGCAGGATGGACCACGCCTTTCAGGTTCTTTCGGCAAATTGAGCCATGAGGCACGAAGGGGCTCGGTGGAACACCGCCGAGCCCCTTTGCTTGTCTCTCGCCCCCCATTCATGCAGGCCAGGCAAATACGCGAAATCGACGCTAGGCCGTTCGAGTAAATGCACTGGTGAGTGGCCCGGAATGCTGGACACAGGTGGTGTACCCGGTATCCTTGAGGTGCCGAAAGAACCGCCCCGCCGATCCGGCAGGGGTTCACATCACCGCCTGAAAGGGCTTCTCATGGCTCACATGATTGACATTGGTGAGGATGGCACCGCCGCCTTTATCTCCGCCAACACCCCCGCCTGGCACCGGTTGGGGACCGTGGTCCCCGGGCCGATGACCGTTGCCGATGCCCTCAAGTTGGCCTCCCTGGACAACTGGGCTGTCCGGCTGGACCCGGTGACCGTTCCGCTCACCGGCACCGAGTGCCCGGAATGCTCCGCCGCGCTGGGGGACAAGCACACCGACACCTGCGAGATCGGCGACCACGAAGGCGAGGACGACAGCCGCCTGGTGGAGGAGGACGACTGCGTGGAGCTGGTCGGGGTGGACGACTACCAGGCCGTGAGCCGGGTCAGCCCGTTCACCGGCAAGCGGGAAGTCCTCTCGGTGGCGGGGCGGGACTACACCCCGATCCCGAACGAGGTGATGGGCGAGACCCTGTCCGCCATCCTGGACCAGTCCGGGGCCATCGTGGACACCGCCGGTGCGCTGCGAGGCGGCAGGGACGTGTTCATCACCGCCCGCCTGCCGAAGGGCATCCTCGTGGGCGGCGTGGATCGGGTCGAGCTGAACCTGGCCGGGTTCAACTACTTTCAGCCGGGGCGGGCGTCGGAGTTCCTGATCACCCCGGTCCGGGTGGTGTGTGCCAACACCCAAGCCGCTGCCCTGGGCAACCACGTCTCCCGCTGGTCCTTCCGCCACTCCCCGGCCGCCCCGGCCAAGATGGCCGCCGCCCGGGAAGCCCTCAAGATCACCTTCGACTACGCCGACGCCTTCGCCGAGGAGGCCGAGAAGATGATCAAGGCGGATTTGGCGATCAAGGACTTCGAGGCCGTGTGCCGGGAAATCTGGCCCGCACCGGACGACGACGCGCGCAGCGACGTGAAGGAACGTGACGACGCACTCACCTCCGAGTTGATGGCTCTATTCAAGGGCGAGACGAACGCCAACATCGGTGGCAAGCGGACCAAGGGAAGCCACTGGTCCGGGTTCCAGACCGTGATCGAGTACGTCGACCACCGGGCACCGGTGCCCGGTGAGGACGCGGCCGCCGCCCGTGCACAACGCGCCTTGCTGGGCAAGGGAAACCAGGTCAAGCACCAGGCGTTCAAGCTCTTTCAGGTGGCCTGAGATGGACCCGACACAGGCCCTTGTCTCGATCCGTGAGCTGTGCCGGGACAACCCGGATGCCGATTTCGACGACTTCGACCAACTCCGGGAACTGGTGACCGCCCTGGATGAGTGGATGACCCGCCAGGAGCACCCGCCCGCCCAGTGGACCCGCTGACCCTCCGTCCGCCTTCCGGCCCCCACATCACCCGGTGTGGGGGCCGCACCCATGCCCGCCCCGGACACCCGGACTGCCGAGCCCTGGGGATGTGGATGCCCGTCCGCGCGCCGCGCCCCTGCTCCCGGCCTGGCTGCCCCAACACCACCCCCACCGGGGGCCGCTGCCCTGCCTGCCGCACGCGTGCCCGCCGCTCCGGCGGAACCTCCGCCGACCGGGGCTACTCCGGCCCGCACCGCTCCCGGTTCCGCCCCGCCGTGCTGGCCCGTGACCCCATCTGCCGCTGTGACCTCACCGCCTGCCCCGGTCACCGGGGCCACCCGTGTGGTGAGGCTGCCACCGTGGCCGATCACTGGCCGCTGACCCGCCGTGAACTGGTGGCCGCAGGACTGGACCCCGACGACCCCGCGCGTGGGCGGGGGTTGTGTGGCCCGTGCCATGCCCGGGTGACCGCCACCGACCCCAGGACCCGGGGAGGCTGGCACTCACCGTGACCCCCGCACCCGCCCACCACCCTGTTCCGTGCCGGAGCTGCCGCCCGCCGCACTCACCGGCCACGCCCCGGCGGTCACTCACGGCCACCGGCACGCGGCCCCCAGGGGGGACACCCCTGACCCGGCCGGAAGGGCACAAGCCACTGAGGCCCGGGTATGGCCGGTCAGGTTTCCGACACGGCCGAACCCACGTGTCCGCCGGGGGCGCCGGTGACCGATCCGATCACCGCCAGGGATACCGACCTGGCCGCGGTGCTGGCCGCGCTGGAGCAGGCCGACGAGCAGTACCACGCCTGGCGCGACGAGCGGGAATCCCTGATCCGGCAAGCGAAAGCACTCGGCGCCTCGCACCGGCGGATCGCCGAGCACACCAGCCTGTCCCACACCGGCATCGGACGGCTCATCCACCGCACCACCCCCGACCGCACCCCGGACCTGGCCCGGTGACCCGGGCACCAAGCGGTGCGCGGGTGTCCACCCACGAAGGAGGCACGCCTGCCCATCACCATTAACGGCATCACCCCGTCTCAACGGCTCCGCGAGGAGTTGGCGGCCGAGGGGAAACGGGTTTTGCTCGGCTTCTCCCGAGGCAAGGACTCGTTGGCCGCGTGGCTGGCGATGCGCGAGGCCGGGATCACCGTCGTCCCCTACCACCTCTACCTCGTACCGGGCTTGCAGTTCGTGGAGGACTCGCTCAAGTTCTACGAGGACTTCTTCGGCACCCGGATCGTGAACCTGCCCCACCCGAGCCTGTATCGGTGGCTCAACAGCTTCCTGTTCCAGCCACCGGAACGCTGCGCGATCATCGAGGCCGCCCAGTTCCCCGAACCCACCTACGAAGAACTCGCCGACCTGCTCCGCAACGACCTCGACCTACCGAGAGCGTGGAACGCCGACGGGGTGCGGGCCGCAGACTCCCCGAACCGGCGGATGGCGATGGTCACCCACGGCCCCGTGCGCGAGCACCTGCGCAAGGTGTCCCCGGTATGGGACTGGCGCATCGCCGACGTCCGCGCCGCCCTCGCCCGCCACTCGTGTCCTTTGCCGCCGGAGTACGACTGGTTCGGCCGCAGCTTCGACGGCCTCGACTACCGGTTCCTCAAGCCGATCAAGGACCACGCGCCCGAGGACTACGCCCGGATTCTGGAGTGGTTCCCGCTCGCCGACCTGGAGATCTTCCGCCGTGACCTCACCCGATGACCAGGACCCCAACACGGACCTGCTCGCCCAACTCCAGGCCCAAGCCTCGATCGGCGCCCCGCTGAGTCAGGACGACCTGCTCGCCCAGCTCAACGCGCCCCCCGAGCCCGACCCGCTGGAGAACGTCGCCTACACCGGCGACTTGGAAGGCGATGCCGCCGCCGAGCTGGACGCGTTGGCCCAGGGCTTTCGCGAACGCACCGCCCGCGAGGACGAACGCTTCCGACTCGCGACCGACAGCGAGTACTGGGTGGCGCTGTGCTTCAAAACCCGCGCCGACAAAGAAACGTTCCTGCGCGCCGCACGCCTGCTCACCCTCGGCGACAAGTACCTCGACGGCCACGCCGCCGCCCACATCCTCGGCATCCCCATGCCCACCGACGACCCCGACGAGACCAGGAAGGAGTAGCCCACCATGCGAGCGCGCCTTGCCCGCGCTGGGGCCGCGATTAGGCGACGGTTCTCCCGCACCGCCGCCAGCCCCAGCCGCGGACGCAGCTCCGGAACCTGAACTCTGGCGTGGCAGCGGCCTCCATGGCGGCTGCCACGCCGGTGGCCGGAGCACTCACAAACGAGCGCCCTCCGGTGCCTGCTAGGCAACTCCCCCGACGTGATCAGTAGGCAGAGACGTACCAACGTGATCAGTAGGCGGGGATGCAACGGCGTGGTCCGGGCCATACGAGCCAACCGTTGATCCTGGGCACGCGATGGCCACCTGCACCTCCACGGAGATGGCTTCGTGACCGGTCTCCGCACGCATGGTGTGCCAGAAAGTAATCACCGTAAGCACCACACCGACGACCCCAGTCAGTGTCTGCCCGGCGGCCAACCAAATCTTGATCTTTTCCAGTCTCATGGCCTGTGCGTGTTGCTCCGCGCCGTCCGTCATTTCGCCATGATGCCCGATCGCATGATCAACTGTTGGTGAAGCCAGGAGGTCACGTGGGTAAACGCGGACCCGCAGCCAAGCCGACCGCGCTGCGCATCCTGCACGGCGACCGTCCCGACCGCATCAACACCAACGAACCCGCCCCGCCGGAGCAGGAGATCACCTGCCCGGACTGGGCATCCGACGCCGCGCGCACGATCTGGGAGCGCTTGGCCCCTGGCCTGATCGCCCGCCACGTCCTCACCGTGTGGGACGCCGACGCCTTCCTGGTGCTGTGTGAGGCCCTGGCCCGGTACCGGGCAGCAACCCAGTTGGTCAATGGGTCCGCTTTGCTGGTGCAAGGCGGCGCGGGGCTGATGAAAAACCCCGCCCTCCAAGTCCAGGCCGACGCCGAACGCACCTTCTTGCAGTTCGCGGCACGGTTCGGGCTGACGCCCTCGGATCGGCAGGCGATCAAGGTCGAGGTGGGCCATGACCACCACGGCCACGGACCAGACCGGCTCCTCTCCTAGCAAGACCGCCCGCGGCTCGAAGACCCGCCCACGCGCCCGCACCGCGACGCCCCGCACAACCACCAGACCGCCCGGGGCGCGGCTGCCGGTGTGCGGGCGGACCTTCGACGGCCGCACCTGCCGCAAACGCGGCACCCACCTGTGCAAGCCTCGCGCGGATCACGCTCAGGCGTTCGCCGAGGAAATCTGTGTCCACACCAAAGACCGGTGGGCGCGCAAGCCCTTCATCCTCGCCGAGTGGCAGCGGGAGGACATCGTCCGTCCGCTGTTCGGAGAGGTCCGCTGGGACGACGAAGCCGCCTGCTACGTGCGCCGGTTCCGCATCGCCTGGATCGAGATCGCCCGCAAGAACGGCAAGTCCGAACTGTTGGCGTTCGTCGCGCTGTACATGCTGTGCGGGGACGGAGTCGAGTCCGCAGAGATCTACGGCTGCGCCCGCGACACCGACCAAGCCAAGCTCGTCTTCAACGTCGCCTCGCGCATGGTCGCCCTCTCCCCGGTCCTGTCACGCCGATTGAAGGTCCTCGACAGCGCCGCGCGGATCGTGGACGAGAAGACCAGCAGCGTCTATGCCGTCGTCCCCGCCGACGCACTCGGCAACCTCGGCAGCAATCCGTCCTGCGTGGTCTTCGACGAGGTCCTGACCCAGCCCTCCGGCGACCTCTGGCACGCCATGCGCACCGGCATGGGCACCCGCCTCGAACCCCTGCTGATCGCCGCGACCACCGCGGGCAACGACCCGTCCAGCTTCGCCAAAGCCGAACACGACGAGTGCGTCAAGATCGCCGACGACCCGACCCGCGCACCACACCGCTTCGTCTACCTGCGCAACCTGCCCGCCGACGCGGACCCATGGGACGAGACCAACTGGTACCACGCCAACCCCGCCCTCGGCGACTTCCTCTCCCTCACCGCCCTGCGCGAAGAAGCCCTCGAAGCCCGCAACAACCCCGCGAAAGAGAACACTTTCCGGCAGTTCCGGCTCAACCAGTGGGTCGCGCAGTCCACCCGCTGGATGCCCATGCACCTCTACCTAGCCTGCGCCGGAACCACTCTCGACCACCCCGCACTACTCCGCGAACGCCTAGCCGGGAAACCCGCCTGGGGCGGACTCGACCTCGCGTCCAAACTTGACCTCACCGCCTGGTGCCTGATTGTCCCCGAGGGCATCGACGGCCACGTCTCCGCGCTGTGGCGGTTCTGGCTACCCGAGTCTGCGGTCGCCTTCCTCGATGAGCGCCTGGACGGCCGCGCCAGCCGCTGGGTCGACCAAGGCTGGCTGACCGTCACGGACGGGGAGGTCATCGACTACGACGTGATCGAGAACGACGTGGTCACCGACACCGGCCTGCTCCGAGTCGCGGACATCTCCTACGACGAGTGGTCCGGTGAACCCGTCCGCCAGCGGCTGGAGAAGCGGGCCGGGGTGCCGATGTACCCGGTCGCCCAGACTTACAAGGGCATGACCCACGGCATGACCGAACTCATGGCCCTCACCAAGTCCCGCAACTGGTCACACCACGGCAATCCCATCGCCGCCTTCTGCTTCGACAACGTCGAAGTCCGGCACCCACCCGGCGAACCCGACCTCATCCGCCCCGACAAGCCCGAACGCGGCAAGACAGGCAGGAGGATCGACGCCGTCCCCACCGCAGCGATGGCCGTGAGCGGGTGGCGATTGCGTGGGCAGAACATCAAGAAGTCAGGACGGATGGTGGTGATGGGATGAGTGAATGATTCACCGCTAGGTCGATCCGCATCGCGGCGATCAATGCTTGGCGGCAGGTGGTTATCTCGTCTACTGGGGTGGCTGGCTGTCTCCCCTCGATGATGCGCCGCTGGATGCCAGCGGTCACATCCCTCAGGTGACGGGCCTTGCCGACCACGCCCGGACTGCCCAGTAGCTCCAACGACTGGAAGATGCGGACAGCGCGCATGGCCGACGTGGCAATGCCCTCGACCATGCCGTCCGGTAGTTGTCCTTGCTCGTCGGTGGCACCAGCCTCGATCACTGCATGGGCTGCCGACAATTGCAGGTACCAGGTGTGGACGGCTGCCAGCGCTTCCCCGTAGGTGTCGAACCTCTGATCACGCCAGGTGGTGTGGTCTTCGCGTTTCCATCGATTGTGCTCGTGGCTTCGTTCACGGTCCCAGCGGCGATCATCGCGTCTGGCCGTGAGTGACGCACCGATCCAGGCTCCGCCAAGCGGTCCAATCAGTGCAACGGCCGCAAGGACCAATGTGACCCACACGGGCACGGCTGAAGGCTGCATCCACGGCAAGGTACTACGGAAGCCGGTGATGTGCGTGACCAACAGCGTGCTGGCACAGCAGGAATCCGTTTGGTTGCAACGGCTCTCGTCCCAACACAACGCCCAGCTCTCGGAGTTGGAGTTGCTGGACGCCTACTACGAGGGTGAGCAGCCGCTGTCCTACATGCACCCTGAGCTACTGCGTCGCTTGGACGGGCGCGTGCGGCAGGTCGTGGTCAACTGGCCAGAGCTGGTCGTGGACAGCCTCGATGAGCGCTTGGACGTGACCGGGTTTCGGCTCGGCGGTCGGGACGCCGCAGATCGTGACTTGTGGCGGATCTGGAAGGCGAACCGACTGGACCTGGCCAGCCAGCAGGCGCACGTGGATGCGTTGGTGATGGGTCGTGCGTTCGCGATCGTGGGTACCAACGAGCAGGACGCGGAGACGCCGTTGGTGACGGTGGAGTCGCCGTTGGAGGTGCACGCGGAGCTGGACCCGCGGACGCGGACGGTTCGTGCGGCGCTCAAGCGCTGGTACGACGACGAGTCCGTCCCAGGGGCGTCCAGTCTAACGGCGACGCACGCGACGTTGTATCTGCCGGAGGAGACGATCTGGTACACCTCGCACGACGGGGGTTCGGCGTGGACGGAGACCGACCGCGACCGGCATGGGCTCGGTGTGGTGCCGGTGGTGCCGTTGATCAACCGACCTCGCACCCGCCGCCGGAGAACGAAACCGGTGTCGCTGGGGCGTTCGGAGTTGGCGTCGGTGATCCCGTTGTCGGACGCGGCTTGCAAGATCGCCACCGACATGCTGGTCAGTGCCGAGTTCCACGCGATGCCGCGCCGGTACGCGCTCGGGTTCGAGCAGGCCGATTTCGTTGACGCACAAGGGACTCCGCTCACGCCGTGGCAGGCGGTGGCCGGTGTCCTGTGGGCCACGCCGAAGAACCCGCGTGAGGACGGGGTGGCGGTCGGGCAGTTCCCCGAGGCGGACCTGTCCAACTTCCACAACACCCTCAACGCGCTCGCGCGGTTGACCGCGTCCATCTCCGGTCTGCCGCCACACTTCCTGGGCTATGCCACGGAGAACCCGGCGTCGGCGGAGGGCATCCGCTCCAGCGAGGGGCGGCACATCAAGCGCGCCGAGCGCCGCCAGCGCAGTTTCGGCGACGGGTGGGAGCAGGTCATGCGCCTGATCCTGTTGGTGCGCGACGGTCGTATCCCGCCGGAGGCGCTGCGCATGGAGACGATGTGGGTCGACGCGGCGACGCCGACGTTCGCGGCGCAGGCCGACGCGGTGACCAAGCTCTACGGAGCGGACAAGCTCCTGCCCCGCCGCGCATCCCGCCGTGCCCTGGGCTACAGCGATGCGCAGATCCGGGACATGGAGGCCGAGGACCAAGCTGCCTACGCCCGGGTGGCGGGCGGGGACCTGGCCGCCGAGTACGGCCCCCGCCCCGACCCGATCCCGACCGACGACGGCCAGGGCGACGCCGTCCCGCCCATCCCGCAGCCGCGCGGCGAGCGGCCCGCCCCTCCCGCGTTCCTCGCACCCGCTGGGGGTCGCCGATGACGACGCCCCTGACCGACCCGGAAGCGCGGGTCTACGCGCGCACGCAGCTCGTGGTACGCGGCGCGGTCGAGACCGCCCAACGCGCCTGGTCGAGCCTGGCGTTGAACGACCTGGATGGGTCGTGGGAGCGGGAGGTGCGGCCCCGGGTGGTGATCGCCACCGAGGAAGCCCAGATCGACACGGCCGCCTTGGCCGCGCCGTTCGTGGCCGCCGCGCTGGCGGCGGCTGGTGCGGTGTCTGCGCCGGTGGGGCGGCTGGTGGCCGGTGCGTTCGCCGGGCACGCCGCGAACGGGCTGCCGTTGCGGGTGCTGTTCGACCAGGTGCTGGCGTGGCTGCGGCGCGCGCTGGCGATGGACATGCCCGCCTCCGACGCGCGCACCCTCGCGTTGTCGCGGCTGCTGACCTACGTGTCCACCGAGGTCGGCGACACCAGCAGGGCCGCGATCCAGGCCGCGATGATCACCGAACCCCGCGTGGTCGGGTATGAGCGGGTGGTGCGGCTCCCGGCGTGTGGGCGATGCGTGATCCTCGCCGGTCGTCTCTACCGCTACTCGGACGGGTTTCTGCGGCATCCGCGGTGTGACTGCGGGATGCGGCCGGTCACCCGCGAGCAGTGGGGGAACGACGAGCGCGGCAACTCCCCGACCGCGTTGTTCGACCGGATGAGCATCGCGGAGCAGGACAAGGCGTTCGGCAAGGCCGGCGCCGCCGCGATCCGCGCGGGGGCGGACATGGCCCGGGTGGTCAACGCCCGCCGCAAGGGCGCGGTCTATGTGGCCGGGGGCAGGGAGTTTACCCGCGAGGCCACTTCTGTGCGCGGCGTCGGCCGCCAGCTCGGCGACACCATGACCCGGCCCGGGTCCCGGTACCGCTCCAGCGGCATCGCCCGCCCCACCGCCGCGCAGCTCGTCCGCAGCAGCCACGACCGCACCGAACTAATCACCGCGCTCACCAAATACGAATATATAGGACAATCCTAACATTGTTCAATGATTCTACAATCCAATGCTTGCGAGATTTTTTTGAAGGCCGGTCGGGAAGCCGACTTGTCGAGAACCGGACGGTGCTCCGAGCAATCCCGCCGCCAGCGCGGTGATCACCGCGCCCGCCAACCAGCCGGCAACCCATGGGCTGACCGAGCCGTTGGTTCCGGCCATGACCTGCGCGCCCGCCGAGGTCGCGAGCAGCACGGCGGCACCTCGCGCACGAGTCGATGGATGACGCACCTACACAGTCTCCCACGTTCCCGCGATTGGACATCCTGCTATGACCGATTCCCACAACGCCGCCCCTACGGACACCGCGCCAGCCCCGTCGCCAGCCGATCCGCCGGCGCAGACTGACCCCACGGGCGCCACGCCACCGGACTACCAGGCGCTCTACGAGCAGGCCCAGTCCAAGCTCACCGCCGCCGAGCGGTCCGCCCGCGACGCGCGGGCCAAGGCCAAGCAGTGGGATGACGCGCAGGCCGCGCAGCAGTCCGACCTCGACCGCGTCACCGCCCGCGCGAGCGCGGCCGAGGAGCAGGTGACCGCGTTGCGTCGCCGCGCGGTGCAGGCGGAGATCCGCGCCGCCGCGTCCGGCTGGGCCGACCCGTCGGACGCGCCGCGGTTTCTCGATGACCACGCCCGTTACCTCGGGGAGGACGGGCAGATCGACACCGCCGCCATCGCCGCCGACGTCGCGGCCGAGTTGGAGCGTCGCCCGCACCTGGCCCGCCAGGACGGGCCGCGTCGGCCGGCCCCGGACCCGTCGCAAGGTGCGCGGCAGACCGGCCCGACAGGGCTGGAGGAGCGCATCACGGCTGCGGAGAAGGCCGGTGACTGGGCCACGGCGATCACGCTGAAGAACCAGCGCCTCGCAGCGATGAACCGCCCCCAGTGACCTCGGGTCCTCACCTCTGCTTCCCTTATTCTGAAAGGACTGTCGACCTATGCCTGGTGTGGCCGCGATTGCCAACACCTACAACGCCCCGAACTTCGTGGGCGAGTTGTTCGCCCTGACCCCGACCGACACCCCGTTCCTGTCCGCCATCGGCGGGCTGACCGGCGGCAAGCGCGCCAACGGCGTCGTGCACACCTGGTCGGTCTACGACCTGCGCCCGCCGGACGCCAACCGACAACGCGTCGAAGGCGCCGACGCCCCGGCCGCGGAGACCCGGGTTCGCGGGCAGGACCGCAACGTGTTGGAGATCCACCAGGAGACGGTGGGTGTCACCTACACCCGCCAAGCCGCGCAGAACATGTTCGCCTCGACCGGATCGGCGCATCCCAACGCCGCCGCGATCGGCGGCACCAACGCGGTCGCGAACGAGATGGACTGGCAGACAAGGCAAGCACTGGTCCAAATCGGACGCGACGTGGAGCTGTCGTTCCTGACCGGTGTGTTTCAGGAACCCAGCACCATCAGCACCGCGCGCAAGACCAAGGGCATTCTCAACGCCACCGTCACCAACGTCGTCACCAACGCCACCCCCACGGCGTTGACCGAGAAGCTGGTACTCGACCTGTTACAGAAGGTGTGGGAGAACGGCGGCATCCAGGTCTCCGAGACCGCCACGCTGATGTGTGCGGCGTTCCAGAAGCGCCAGCTCACCAACGAGTTCATCACGAAGAAGAACTACCGAGAGCAGTCGCGCACCGTCGCCGGTGTCTCGGTGTCCACGATCGAAACCGACTTCGGGCAGCTCAACGTGATGCTCTCCCGGTTCATGCCCGCCGACACCATCCAGGTCGTCTCCCTCGACCAGTGCGCACCCGTCCTGCTGGAGACCCCCGGCAAGGGCTTCCTGTTCTCCGAGCCACTGGCGCGCACCGGCGCGACCGACCGCGCCCAGATCTACGGCGAGATCGGCTTGGAATACGGCCCGGAGATCGCCCACGGCAAGATCACCAACCTCACCACCACGTAAGGAGATGGGCGCGTGAAGTTCACCAGTAGCTATTACCCTGAGTTGATCATCGCCGACCTGGGCGTGACCTTCCGCGGCGGGGAAGCTGAGGTCACTGACAAGGCCGTCATAGACACCATGCGCGCTTTGCCCGCCGATCTCGGCGTGCGCGCCTCCGGTGGGCGACCGCCGAAGGACTTGATGCCACCGAAGTAGAGCGAGTCTCGACGTCGACGCCAAGTTTACAAGAGCCTAGCTTCCGTCTGCGGTCTTCGCATTGTCCGTTGGTTCTGCAAGGTGTCGACTGCCAAGCGTGTCAGTCAGCTCGATGGTGGCTAGGTACCACCAAAATATCCAGTCGAGAAAGGCGACGTCATAGTCGCCTTGTTGCGCGGCGCTCTGGTGACGAATGTTGAAGCGGTTGGCGATCTGAAATAGTACGTCCTCGTCCTTGCTGAGCATTCTGTCCTTGATCAGGTCGCGACGTTCTTCGAGAATGTGGGCAAGAGCGACGACTGCCGATCGCTTCTGATGCCTATCAGCGTCCCGAGCGCGGAAAAGTGCAATAGCGTGGCGAAGTTGATCCGTGGTGTCCTCTTGCTCGCGTTGAAGGATTGAATGTAGTAGAGCTTCACGCTCGGGGTCGGTGACGGTAATGAGGCGACCAGCATCTTCTCCCGCATCGGAGAGTCGGACCTGCATGCTGCTGCGCCCTAGAATCTGATTCACTCGCCATCGGTAAACTGTACGTCCAGCCTCAACGGAGAAGCTATTGTGATGCCAACCGCAACCGCCATACGAGTGCATTGTGCGGCTAACGGGACGGGCAACGAAGTCGTGTAGAATCTCAATGACGTCGCAGAATGTATCTTGATCAGTGAGCCTAGATGGTTGAAGCGGCCATAGGTCCGGGACGCCAATTTCGTGTTCAATCAGCCCAGAAATGTCGACGGTACTGGGGTTGTCAACGCAGTCCTTATCGAACCACTTCTCAAAGTACCCTCGTTCGTCGAAATCACGTACCAGCGACACGAACTGACCAACTATTGTCTGGTGACGTACATGGATCTCTTGAGCGGCCTTTTTGCGCTGAGACCAGTAGGGTTTGCGATGCGCTGAATCTTCCCGCAGACGGTCGGCGCTCTTCATCAGGGTATGCAGAAATTGCTGCCGAGAGGTGAGGCCAAAACGGATTGTCTCAGTGCTCCACGGATCGTCGCGGACGGCGGCGGCTGACAGGATCTGGTCGTACTCGGCCAGGGGGCCACCGCTAACCCCTCCGACGAACGCATCCTCCAAGAGGAGTTCACACTCTTCCTCCCAGTTGGCTCGCTCACGCTGATTGAGCAGCTTGGCGGCCTCGGCAACAAACAACGTCCGTGGCCATCGAAGCTGGTAGTCCGCATCATCGTAACGCGACGTCACCACGTCATTCTGCCTCAACCGGTCCGTCAACGAGTCGACCGGCATACGTCTGCGGCGGTGTGACGCATGCTTGATGTTCCTCTCGCCACTGTCTCCGACGTACAAGCCCGCACCGACCAGGACATGACCCCGGAGCAGCAGGCGCGCGCCGCAGTCCTCATCGCCGACGCCTCCGCGCTGGCGCGCTCGCGAGTGATGCCGTTCCCGAACCCGCCGCCGGACACCGCGGTCGGTGTCATCTGCACCGCCGTGCTGCGCGCGTTGGGCACCCCGGCCGATGGCACGAAGTCGGAGACCGTGGGCGGACACACCCGCGTCCCGGCTCGTGAGGGCGGCGGGCTGTACCTGACCGACGACGAGATCGACGCGCTGCGCCCCGCCGCGCCCAACCGTGGCGGGGTGTTCTCCATCTGGACCACCTGACCCTCGACCGTCGCGCGGGTGGTGGTGCTGGTGTTGCTGCCGCACCGCCTGGTCGTCATCACTCCCGTCGAGATGCGCGACGAGTACGACAACCCCACCCCTGTACTGGACTATGGGCCCACCGCCCCGCGCCGGACCGTCGCGGCCAACGTCCAACCCCTCACCTCCACTGAACCGGCCGTCGTGCAGGAGCGCGCGCCGGTCGTGACGCGGTGGCGGGTGTTCACCCGCGAGGAGATCACCGCCCGGGAGCGGGTCGTGTGGGACGGGCGGGTGTGCGAGGTCGACGGCCGCACCGCCCGCTGGGCACCGCGGTTCGGACACGTGCACTACGAGCTGGTGCTGCGGCACGTGGAGGGCTGATGCCCGCGTTCTTCGGGTTCGAGCTAGACCGGGACGGAGTCGCCGAGATCCTGCGCAGCCCCGAGCTGGCCGCCGCCGTCCACGCTGCCGCTACCCAGGTCGCCGACGCCGCCCGCGCCCAGGGCCACATCGTTACCAGCGGAGCGGCGTTGCCGGTCGAGGTGTTCGACGATCCCGCCCGCGACCGCACCGCCACGACCGTCGCGGTGCGGCACCCGGCCGGGATCGGCATGGAAGCCCACCACGGACTCCTCAAACGCGCCGCCACCGCTGCGGGCCTCGACGTGGAAGGACTCCACCCGTGACCACGCCCCACCCACCGGCGCCGGTCGACGTGGTCGAGCTGGTGGTCCGCCTGCTGCGTACCCTGCTCGCCCACGCCGGACCGGACGGCACCCCGATCCCGGTGTCCACCACCGTGGGTGACGGTCCTGACGGCGGGCCGCCCACCGTGCCGTGGGTGCTGGTCGCCGAGGACGGCCACACCTGGGACTGGCCCGCCGTGCAGCGCTCGGTGATCCGGCTGACCTGCTGGCACCACACCCCGCACGCCGCCAAAGCCACCGCGGCCGTCGCCCTCGGCCTGCTCTGCGTGCGCCCCGCTCCCGCGCCCCTGCTGCACACCGAACCGGTCACCGCCCCACTCGCCGGAACCGACCCCTACACCGGCGCGCCGCTGGCCACCGCCGCACTCGCCGCACTCGCGCGAACCCCCACCACGCCCTGACCCACGGAGGTCCCGCTCTTGGCCATCAACTCCGCGCTCGTGCGCGTCCCAGGCACCGGGGAACTGTCCCTCGCCCAACCCGGCGTCCCCGAACCCACCGACGCCACCACCCCGCTCACGACCGCGTGGCGAGGACTGGGACTGTCCACACCGGATGGCGTGACGCTGTCGCGGAAGGTGGAGAAGGAAGGCACCGAGCACTGGCAGCAGCTCACCCCCGCCCGCTACATCTACAAGTCCCAAGAACTCACAGTGAAGTCGGTCTTCCAGGAGACCAAGGCCGTCGTGCTCGGCGCCTACTTCGGCGGCCTCACCTTCACCGAGACCACTGCCGGATCGAAGAAGTACCGCGCCGCCATCTCCAGCGTCCCCAAAGGCGACATCCGGGCGCTGTGCGTGGACTGGACCGACCAGATCAGCGACACCGAGACCTACCACCACCGCCTCTACATCCCCCGCGCCGAAGTCTCCGAGACCGACGAAGCCCAATGGAGCCGATCCCAGGAAGCACGCTGGGGAATCACCTTCGCCGCCCTCGCCCCCACCGGCGGCTCCACCATCCTCGCCGTCTGGCTCACCGACGACCCCGCCGTCATCGACACCACCCCCGCCACCCTGACCGTCGCCGACGACCTGGAGCACGCATGAGCAGCAGGCAACGCGCCGAAGCCACCGGCAATCCGGCACCCACCGGCAGCGAGTTGGCGGTCATGTGGCGGGGCAAACGTTTTGTACTGCCCAGCGCGGAGCAGTTTCCGCTGGAAGCGTTGGAAGCCGAAGAGGAAGGTCGCCACCTTGCCGCGCTGCGGATCATTCTCGGCGACGCCCAGTACCGCACCTGGCGTTCCCTCGCCGCCACGGCCGCCGACGCCGAAGACTTCTCCACCAAGGTCATGCGGGAGCTGGGGCGGGGAAACCACTAACCGTCGCCCAACTCCTCGGCGACGACACCACCGCCACCGCCCTCGAAACCGACCTACTCCACACCGGCGTGGACCTACTCGACCTCTACCGCGGCACACTCACCTACCGACGCCTCTGCGCCCTGGTCACCCACCTGCCCGCCGACGCCGCCGTCTGGCGAGCCCACCACCACGACGGCGGCTACAGCAGGACAGAGTTGCTGCTCGCTGTGATCGAACGCCGCGTCACGGTTCTCTGGGTGACGCTCGCCGTCGCCCTCGGCCACACCATCCCCACCGAACACATGACCGGCCCACTCGACATCACCGAACCATCCGATATGCCGAAGACAGTGTCATTACGGGACATCGCCAACATGATGCAGACCTGACCCATCCCCCATCTCGCCGACCCATTCCGGGGGCTCCAGTTCAAATCGTGCCCCGACGAACGACACACGACCCAGCACCTGACTCCTATCGAGGTGTAAGTGCCCGCTGAAGCTCGCGTGTTCGAACCCGGCGCGCCCGCTGAAGCTCGCCTGATGGAACCTGACGTCCCTACCGAAGTTCGCCCCACCGAACGCGGCATCCCCACCAAAGCTCACCCCATCGAACCCGGCGTTCCGGCCGAAGCTCGCCTCATCGAACCCGGCGTCCCCGCCGAAGCTCACCCCATCGAACCGGACATTCCGGCCGAAGCTCGCCTCATCGAACCCGGCGTTCCGGCAGAAGTTCGCCTTATCGAACCTGACGGGCCCGCCGAAACTCGCCTCTTCGAACCAGGCGTCTCCGCCGAAACTCGCTCCACCGAACCAGGCGCGGTCGTCGAAGCTCGCCTCATCGAACCAGGCGTCCCTGCCGAAGCGTGCCCCACCGAACCGGACGGGCCCGCTGAAACTCGCCCCACCGAACCGGACGGGCCCGCTGAAACTCGCCTCATCGAACCCGGCGAGCCCGCTGAAACTTGCCTCTTCGAACCAGGCGTCTCCGCCGAAACTCGTCCCACCGAACAACACGGTCCCACTGAAACTCGCCCGCCGGAACCAGGCGGTCCCGGTGAAGGTGGCTTGGTGGAAGTTGGCGGTGTCGTGGAAGGTGGTGTGGGCGAAGGCGGCGTGGTTGAGGTGGCATTGGGCGAGGCTGAAGTCGATGAGGGTGGCGTTGGTGAGGTCGAGGTCAATGTCGGGCCAGTAGGTGTCGGGGTTGGCGGGGTTGAGGTGGTGGGTGAGGATGCGTTGGGCGGTGAGGCGGACTTCGCGTTCTTGGCGGGCGTCGAGTTTCGTCTCGGCGGGTGTGGGTTTCGGGGTGGTGGTGATGCGGCGGAGGGGGCGGTGGATGCCGGATGTGCGTGGGGTGGTGGTGCGTGGGGGTGGGGTGTAGGGCATACGCAGGTAGGCGCAGATGAGGTTGACGATGGTTTGCCGTTGGGTTTCGTTGTTCTGGGCGAGGCGTTCGAGGGCGTAGAGGCCGGCGAGACGGACGGGGGCTTTGTCGGAGCCGAGTTGTTCGCTGGCTTTGGTGTACAGCTCGGTGATGCGGCGTTCGGTGGCGTCGGTGGTGGTGTCGATGGCGGTGAGTTCTTGGTGCCATTGTCGGCGGAGGGCGAGGATGAGGGCGAAGACGCCGCCGGTACCTGCGGCGATGCCGAGGCCGGTTTTGACGGCGTTGACGCGGGCGGCGCCCGGGTCGGTGGCGTTGGCGGCTTCGTGTAGTAGCCAGACGGTGGCCGCGTAGGTGACCACGACGACCACGATGACCGCGAGTAGAACCGCCCACCAGGTCAGGGCGGGCATCGGGATGCGCTTGGCCGGTGGGCGATGCAGCCACCCGGCCGCCACCACGACCCCACCGACGGCGATTAGGCCGATGCCGAACGCGTAGGGCTGGAGGGCGCGGCCCACCGCTGCCCAGTTGACCCACCCGGTCATGGCGGTCAGTCCGGCGGTGAGGAGCAGCAGGCCGGCGAGGCTGCCCGCAGTCCGCATTGGTGTGTTGTTCATCGCTGACCTGGTCGCCATGGCGACATGATCTGTTGCGTCCGCGCCCACCGAGACGGTGGATTTCCGCCATCCCAGTGACTCTCGGTCGACCATGGCCGCGATCCCTGGGTAACAGCACGGACCGGCGTCGAGGGCGTGATGCCCGGTGGCGACGGTCGGTCACGCCTATCTCAAGATCATGCCCAGCCTCCAGGGTCTGGGTCGTCACCTGCGGGATCAGATCCGCACCGCCGAGTCGGGCGCTCCCGCGATCTCGCTGACCGCGCAGGTGCAGACCGCGCTGTTGCGCGAGCAGCTCCGGGTCGCGGCTCGGGAGGGTGATCAGACCGCGATTCGTCTGTTGGCGGAGTTGGACGCGGCGGAGGCCGAGACCCGGTTTCAGGCGTTGGTGCGGCGGTTGTCGGGCCGGTCGGTGTCTGTGCGGGTGCAGGTGGATCGCTCGCTGGGGTCGGCGGTGCGAGGCTCGCTGGCGCTCTCGCGCGGGTTGGAGCAGGCCACCGCGTCCACCACCCGCGCGATCGTGGTCACCGGTGCGGCGACCTTGCGCTATGCCGCGCTCACCGCGGCCGTGGGCAGCGCCGTCGGCACGTTGGGTGGGCTCGGGTCGGCCGCCGCGACCGCGTCCGGGTCGCTGCTGCTGGTCCCCGCCGCGGGGCTGGCGGCGGTGGCGGTGGTGCAGACGCTGCGGCTGGGGACCGAGGGCCTGTCGGAGGCGTTGACCGCGACCGATCCGGCCGCGTTCGCGCAGGCGGTGGCGGGGATGCCGCCGCCGATGCGGGCGACCGCGGAGGCGATCCGCGCGCTGGCTCCGGGGTTCACCGCGCTCCAACTCGGTGTCCAGGAACGGCTGTTCGCGGGGCTGGCCGGTCAGGTGACGAGCCTGGGGGAGCGGTATCTGCCGATCCTGCGCACCGGCACGCTCGGTGTCGCCGCCGCGCTCAACGCCGGGGCGCTCGGTGTCGGCCGGTTCCTGGGAGAGGCCCGCACCGGCGCGGACCTGTCCACGATCTTCGGCAACTCCGCCGGTGCCGCGTCCCGGTTGTCGGGGGCGGTGCAGCCGTTGCTGCAAGTCCTGCGCGACGTCGCGGCCGTGGGGTCGGGGTTCCTGCCACAGCTCGCGGGCGGGCTGACCGCCGCCACGCAGCGCTTCGCCGCGTTCGTCGCCCAGGCGCGGGCGTCGGGGCAGCTTCAGGACTGGATGCGTGAGGGCCTGGCCGCGTTGCGCGAGCTGGGCGCGCTGGTGGGCAACCTGGGTGGGATCGCGGCCACGGTGTTCCGCGCCGCGAACACTTCCGGCGCGTCGTTCCTGTCCACGGTCAACAACCTCACCGCGTCGGTGTTGTTGTTCCTGCGTTCCGGGCAGGGGCAGACGGCGCTGGCCCAGGTGTTCGGCGGGATCTCCGCCGTCGCAGCGGGGTTGACGCCGATCGTGCGGGAGCTGGGCGCCGCACTGGCCACCTCCGTGGCGCCCGCCGTCGCCGCGCTGGGGCCGCAGCTCGGCCAGGCGCTGGCCACCGCCGCCGGTGCGATCGGTCCGTTGGCCGCCGCCGCAGCGGCGTTGGCGCCGTTGGCGGGCGCGGTGGCGATGGCGTTCGCGCAACTGCTCGTCCCCGCCGGTCAAGCCCTGGCGCCGTTGTTCGCCGCCCTCACCCCAGCACTGTCCACAGTGGCCTCAATGTTGGGTGGTGCGGTGGGTGACGCGATCCGCGAGGTCACCCCGGCCGCTGTCGCGCTCGCGCAGGCGGCGGCTCCGCTGCTGGTGCAGTTCGCCCAACTCGCGGCGGGCGGGTTGCGTTTGCTGGCGCCGATCCTGGCGCAACTGCTCACCCAGCTCGCCCCGGTGGCCGCGTCGTTCGGTGGCGCGTTCCTGCAAGCCGCGCAGGCCGTGCTGCCGGTGCTCGCGCAGCTCGCGCTACTGTTCGGCCAGGTCCTGTTGGCCGGGCTGCGCGCGGTTGCGCCCGCCCTGCCCGCGATCACGCAACTGGTCTCGCAGCTCGCCTCCGTCGTCTCCCAGGGGCTCACGGCCGCGACACCCACCCTTGTCCAGATAGGACAGTTGTTGGGTGGGGTGTTGGTGACAGCGGTGTCCGCTCTGGCTCCGCAGCTCCCGGCGTTGGCGCAGGGGTTCTTCGCCATCGTCGACGCGGCCCTGCCGCTGCTGCCGCCGTTGCTGTCGCTGGCCACGGCCCTGCTTCCGTCGCTGATCGCGCTCGCGGTCGCCCTGGCGCCCGTGCTCACACAGGCCGCGACCGTGTTCGCGCAGGTCACGGCCGCAGCGGTACCGCTGGTCGAGCAACTGGTCCGCTGGGTCGTCCCGGCCGTGCAGGCCCTGCTCGCGGTCGTCGAACGCGTGTTCGCCGCCGTGTCGTCGATCATCGCCGGAGCGCTGCGCTACGTGCAGGGCGTGATCGACTTCGCCCTCGGGTTGATCACCGGGAACTGGGATCGTGCCTGGTCAGGGCTGCGGAACATGCTCGGCGGCGTCTGGGACATGATCTCCGGCGCCGTGTCGAACGGGATCGGCGCGGTCGTCGGCCTGGTGCGCGATCTGCCCGGCCGCGCGCTCGACGCGCTCGGCGATCTCGGAAACCTGCTGGTCGAGGCCGGTAAGAACCTCATCCGCGGCCTGATCCGCGGGATCGAGTCGGCCGTGCAGTGGCTCAAGGACAAGCTGTCGTGGGTGACCGACCTGCTCCCGGACTGGAAGGGACCACCCGCACGCGACCGCGTCCTGTTGCAACCGACCGGCCGGTTGATCATGGGCGGGTTCCTGCGCGGCCTGGAGGACGGGACGCCGCAGGTGCGCGACTACCTGTCCGATCTCACCGACACCTTGCCCACCGACCCGACCATCCCCACACCCGGTACCCGCCGCGCGAACACGACACCGGCCCGTGGTGGTGCGGGTGGAGCGCTGCTCGGGCAAGGGAGCTGGGACATGTCGGCGGCCGTTACCGCCGGGGTCCTGGCCGCACTCGACGGCGCCCGCCTGCAAGTGGACGGAGCCGGGGTCGCCCGGCTGGTCAACGACACCAACCTGCGCAACGCCCGACGCTGAACCCGAGAGTGGTGATGCCCCATGGGCTTCCACCTCGGACCACTCGGCGCCCTGCGCACCCTGCCGTCCCCCTCGCTGGGCACCGGCCCGGACGCGAGCGCGACCCGGATCGGTGGGACGCACCGGTCGTTGGGTGGGCGGGTCACCGTGGACCGGATCGCGGTCCCGCGCGCATGGTCGTTGACCTGGCCCTACCTCGACCCCGACACCCACGCCTACCTCGACGCCCTGCACTTGGGCCTGGTGGACGGGCCGCTGTGGCTTATCGACGGCGAGCGCCGGAACCGGTTGTCGCCGCAGGTGGCCGCGACCGGATCGGCGCAGCGCACCACCACCGGGTTCACCCCTACCGCCGGGACGCTGGTGTGGACGGCCACGGTGCCGGTGACGCCGCTGCCGTTGGCCGGTGGCCTGGACTGGACCCCACCGGCGGTCGGTGGCTCGCTGGCCGCCGACCGCGTGCCGTTGGCCGCGGGCGAGCCGGTGACCGCGTCGGCGTGGGTACGCGCGGGCGTGACGACCCGGGTGCGGCTGGAGTTCTACGACACCAACGATTCCCCACTCGGGCACGTCGACTCTCCACCATCCACACCGGACAGCGATCAGCGGTTGGTGGTGTCGGTGCTCGCGTCCTCGGCCGCCGCCGCGCGGATGGCGCTGCTGGTGGAAGGCAACGCGGCCGGTGCGCATGTGCTCACCACAGCCTGGCAACTCGAACCCGCCCCGACCGCCACGCCGTGGGTGCCTGGGGGTGGGGCGGCGCAGGTCGTGGTCGACGGGCTGTCGGCGGCGTATCCGGTGCCGGGGTCGTGGGCAAGCACTCTCACCCTGCTGGAGGTCTAGACGATGCAAGCCCCGGACGATCAGGCCCTGGCCGACGCGGTGTCGGCGCCCGAGCGGGTGCCGTTGGTGCGGTTGGGCGTGGACTGGAACCACGACGGCGGCTATAGCCACCCGCTGTCGGAGTTGTCGTCGGTGGTGGAGTCGGTGTCGGTGGAGCGCTCGATCACCGGGGACCTTCCGGCGGAGGTGACGCTGGTGGAGGGCTACACCACCGCGAAGCTCACCGCCGAACTCGGCGGAACCCGGCCCGGCGATGCGCGGGACATCGCCCGGATGCTCTCCCCCTACCGGCCGGATCGGGCGGTGGAGGTCGACGCGATGATGGACGCGCCCCTGCGCTTGGACCTCGGCCTCGTGACGCGGCAGGGGCCGCGGTGGGTGCGCCAGTTCACCGGCGCCACCCGCTCCGCGCGCCTGTCCGCGTCCCGCCGCACCGTCACCGTCGAGGGCCTGGACCCGGCCGAGCGGTTGCGGGCGTCGGTGACGCTGCCGCTGTGGGCGATGTGGGAACCCCAGTTCCGCAACCCCCGCGCCTACCCCTACCGCAACCTCACCAACACGCAGTGGTTGATCGACCACGTGTTGCGGCGCAACAGCATCTACGCCTCACCGCCGCCGCGTGCGGGGGCGATCTGGGGGATGACCTGCCACGGCGGCCTGGCCCCGGACATCGGGTGGCGCTCCACGCTGATCACCGCCACCAAGACCAGCACGACCGTGCCGGAGTTCGTGGACGGCCCCTACGGTCTCGCCGTCAACGGCGGCCCGGACGTGTGGGCGTGGGTGGGTGCCACTCCTGCCGTTCAGCCGTACATGTCCTACCGGCAGCTCATCGAGTTCGAGATCCGCGCCGGGGCCACCAACACCTTCCACCGCTCCTCGGACGGCACCGTGCTCGCCGTCTCGGACGGCACGGTCAAGCTGGAGGGCAACACCATCGAGGTCGCCGTCACCGCCACCGGCGGGTTGGTGGCGCGGTTGTGGGCCAACCGCAATTCCACCGTGCCCACCCTGGCGGGGACCATCGTCGGACCGGCCATCACCGGCGCGGCGCGCTGGCACTCGGTCGGGCTGTGGATCGCCTGGCTGGCCGACGGCACCGTGATCCACCGCTGGCACCTCGACGGCGTCCAGACCGCCACGGTCACCGCGACCTTCGCCCGCCCCGTCGACCTGCCGACCGCGGCCACCGGCGGGGTGCACGCGTTCACGCCGCTGCCGGTGCAGTGCCTGCGCCTGGCGCAGCGGGTGGACACCCTGCCCGCCGACTGGGGAACCCCGCACACCCCCGCCGCCACGCTCGACACCGGCCTGAACTGGATCACCGGCCTCCCCGATGTGGTCGACGGCGACTCCTGGGACCTCATCCGCCATGCCGCCGCCGCCGAGTACGGCACCGTCTCCTTCGACGAGTCCGGGCACTTCGCCTTCCGCACCCGCGCCCACCCCCGCCACACACCGGTCAAAGACCTCACCGCCCTGGTCGACCTCAAGGACCTGGAGCCGGTGATCGCGCTGGACTCGGTCCGCACCGAGATCACCTACCGCACCACCGCCCGCTACGAAGCCCAAGACCACGACGTGGTGTACCAAGCCGCCACCGTCGACCAGTTCGACTCGCCCACCGGCTACACCACCTACCCGATCCAACTCGCCCACCGCTCCCAAGTGGACATCAGCATGGGCTCCTACACCACCGACACCTGGCCCCCGGACCGCTTCGGCGGGTTCGTCTCCGTCAACGCCGCCACCGGCGCCCGGGTGAGCAACGTGACGGTCACCCTGTTCATCAACCCGGACGAACTCACCTTGTCTCTGTTGGTCTACAACCCGAACGCGTTCCCCGTGCGGATGGCCGCGGGTACCCGACCCGCGCTCCAGATCACCGGCACCGTCACCGCCGACGACACCACCTACACCGGCATCGCCCGCAACACCGCCGCTGCCGCCCGCTACGGCCGCCGCGTCCTCGACCTGCCCGACAACCCCTTCCGCCAACGCCCCGAACCCACCCGCGACGTCGTGGACTCGCTACTCGCCGACCTGGCCGCGCCCGTGGCGATCCTGGCCGACGTGCCCGTGGTCGGTGACCCCCGCGTGCAACTCACCGACGTCGTCACCGTCACCGATCCCGGCGGACTCGGCGGCCCGATCACCGCCGCCGTCATCGGCTCCCGCCGCACCCACACCACCACCGACGGCCTGGCCGACACCCTCACCCTGCGCGTCCTGCGCTGACCCAGCCGCACCGGGGGTGACGCCCTCGTGGACCCCGCCTGGCTCGGCGGTCTCGCCGCCCTGCTCGGCCCGCTCACCGGCGCCGCCACCGGGGCGTGGACCGCGCGCCGCACCCTGCGCGCCACCCGCGCCGCCACCGAACAACAGTCCCTGGCCGCGTTGCACGCGGGCTATCAGTCGCTGTTGGACGAGCGCGCCACCTACACCCGCGACGTCCTGGCCGAACTCGCCGCCGTCAAAGCCGAGTTGACCGCGCTGCGGATCGAACACCTGCGCGTGCTCACCGAGATCGCCGGACTCCGCGCCCACCTGACCCCCACCACCACACCGGAACCGGCATCCCCGGACCGGGAAAGGAACCCGTGACCGACTACGGCATCGACCTCTCGCACTACAACACCGTCGCCGACTGGCGCGCCGTGCGCGGCAACAACATCACCTACACCTACGTCAAGCTGACCGAGGCCACCGACTGGACCGACCAGAAAGCCGCGTCCCATGTGGCCGGTGCCCGCTCGGTCGGCGTCGCGGTGGGCGGCTACCACTTCGCCCACGCGGGCAACGTCCAGGCCCAGGTGGACAACTTCACCGGGCAGCTCCGCCGCCACGGCCTGCTGGCCGCCGGGTCGCTGGCGCCCATGCTCGACATCGAGGCCGCCGACCTGCGCGGCACCGCCAACGCCTTCGCCCGCGACTTCATCACCCGACTGCGCGCCACCGCGGGCATCCGCCGCGTCCTGGTCTACGCCGGACTCGACTGGTGGCGCACCGTCCTGCGCCCGGACGAGTGGGCCGACGACGAGGTCCGCCTGTGGCTGGCCCGCTACAACGGCGACCCCGGCAACACCGGCTGGACCCACCCCCGCCTCGCCCTGCACCAGCACACCCAGACCGGCCACGTCCCCGGCATCCCCGGCAACGTCGACCGCGACATCACCCTCGGCACCTGGTCCCTGCCCGCGCTCACCCTCGGCGACACCCCCGCACCCGGCCCCACCCCACCCGCGCCGGGCGGCACCTACGTCATCGCCCCCGGCGACACCCTCTCCGGCATCGCCGTGCGGTTCGGCACCACCGTGGCCGCGCTCGCCGCACTCAACGGCATCGCCGACCCCAACCGCATCCAGGCCAGAGCAACCCTGCGCCTGCCCACCCCCGGCACACCCGGCCCGGCCCCGGCGCCACGCCGCTACCAGATCCGCAGCGGCGACACCCTCAGCGGCATCGCGGTCAGGTTCGGCACCACCATCACCGTCCTGGCCCGCCTCAACGGCATCGCCAACCCCAACAAGATCCAGGCCGGAGCCTGGCTCACCCTCCCCTGACCATGACCGTCGACCCGCCACCAGACGTCACCGGGTCCTGGCTGCTGCTGGCCATCGTCGGCGGCTGGCTGCTGATCAAGACCGCGGCCGGGTTCGTCCGGCTCTACGAACGCCTCGATCACCTACCACCCCACCCACCCCACCGGAAGGAACTCCTCACCCACATGGCATCCCGCTACCCGCTGCGCGTCGGCGCGTCCATCGTCGGCGGCCTCACCGCCGCGATCTCCGGGCTCGTCGGCTCCGGTCTATTCACCGCCGAGCAGGGCAACGCCACCACCGGCATCATCACCGCCGCGCTGACCCTGCTCGCCGCGTTCGGCATCACCGTCACCGGCGAGCGCCAGATCACCCCGCTGGCCGACCCCCGCGACCACGACGGCACCCCGCTCACCCACGACCCCGATCGCCGGTGACCGCGCCCACTCCGGACCCGGCCGCGGTGCTCACTCCGGAGGCGCTGACCACCGCCCGTGCCCGCGCCGCGCAGGCCCCACCGCTGACCCCGGTGCAGCGTGACCTGCTCACCGCCGTGTTCCGCCCCGTGGTGACCTCCCTGCACCGCCCCGAAACCCCGGCCTAGTAAGCCCTACCCAGAACCGGGGAAGGGTGGCTGCCCCGGCCCGCTGGGGGTGCCGGGGCAGCCGCCGCCCCACAGAGGCCCCGAGGTCAAGCCACCTCCACCGGATCACCAGCAGAGCCCGGAGCCGACAACCAGGTGAGGGACACACTGCCCGGGTCGAACACTCCCCGCCTGGCTGCTCGCAACAGACGAGGGCGCACCACCGCCCGCAACACCTCCCGCCGCGCCGCGATATCCAGCTCTGCCCACACCTCCCGGGCTTGCGGCCCGACCAGCGGCGCCACGGTGGGCACCGAGGACAGCTCCGTGACCCGTCGTTCGGCAGCGTCGATCTTTGGCAGCAGCTTCCGTTCGATCCGGCTCAACCGCTCCGGGCTCAGCTCGCCCTCGGCGGCGGCGTCGGTGAACCCGTCCAACCGCGCCCGCAAGTCCTGGGCCTCCGCCCGTGCCCGGGTGACCTCGTCGTCGGAGACCGGCGCGGTGAACAGCTCCGGGCACGATTCCAACCGGGTCAACACCGCTTCGGTGACGAACGCATCCGTCTGGGTGATCGAGCGGGACACGTGCCCGGAGTTGCACACGTACACCCCGCCCTCGCGCTTGTGCCCGTAGGCGGCCTTCTCACACACCGCGCACCGCGCGATCCCCGACAGCAGGTGCACCACCCGGGTCCCGTCCCGCAACGTCCGCCGCATCGGGTCCCCGAGCCTGGCCACCACCAGCGCGTGCTGTTCCTCGCTGATCAACGGCTGCCAACGGCCTTTCACCAGCAACTTCTGGTGCAGCACCCGCCACCCGGCCAGTACCGGATTCATCGCCACCGACCGGACCTTCATCCCGTTCCAGGTGGTGTCGTACACCAACGGCGTGTGCTCCTTGTTCAGCCACTTCGCCAACGCCGACGCCCGCGCGCCTTCACGCCTGGCCACCAACGCCGCCGCTTCCCGCTGTTCCGGGGTACACCGGTCCATCAAATACGCCCACGCCACCGGCTCCCGCGCCGCGTCCCAGATCCGGCGCACCTGGCGCGCGTCGTACTTTCCCCCGCGCGGAGTCGGAATCTCCCGCGCTTGCAAATCCCGCGCGATCGCCGCCAACGGCTCACCCGCAATCACCCGCTCCACGATCTCCACCGCGGCCGGACCGGTCACCTCGTGCGGCACCATCTCGATCGCCTCACCGGTATCCGGATCGAACACCTTCCGGTAACCGAACGACTTCGGGCCATGCCACCACCGGTCATACGCCCGCGACTCCACCCCCCGCCGAACACGTTTCGCGGTCTTCTCCGACTCCTTCTCCGAATCCAACGCGTCCTCGGCGACCTCGATCCGGTCGTCCGGGTTGCTCATGTCGTAGATGCGCTCGTCATAGGCCCAATAGCCGCCGATACGGATCAGCAACTGGCGCAGCCGCACGAACATGTCCAACTCGCGCTGCGCCCTACTGTTCTCCCAGGTCCACAGCGTGTTGGCCTTGCCCGCCTCCAACATGCGCAACGCCCGCTCGTACTCCGGACGCTGCTCTTTCGCGTATCGGGAAGCGGACATGTCGTTGTCCACCAACTCCGCCGCGATCTCGATACCCCACTCCTCGCAGAACCGGCGACCCACCGCCAACTGCGACTCCACCGAGATCGAACGACCACGCCGATCCATCGACACCCGCGCATACAACACCGCGCGCAACTTCACATACCCAGAACCCTCATCATCGGCTCGGCGCTTCATCGCCACACGACGGCTCAAGACAGGCCCCCCAGCTTGCCGGAACCCAAGAACCCAACGTCCCCAGGCACCCGCATTCTAGTCGAGAAACGCCACGTCACAACGCATATGATGGTGGTGTTCACTCCCGAAAAATCCCTCATGGCCAACCACCATAAGACGCAACTGCGGTGGAGTTGTTTTGTTTGGGGGGAGCGGTGGCCTAAGCCGGTCGGCGGGTAAGGCCACGCTTTCCAGTGGCCCCGCCTTTTAGCCTTACCCAGGC